GAAATGAAAAAATGGTTGGCTGAAAATTATGATAATTCGGTAAAATCTGTTTCATTTTTGCTTCATGCCAATCATAATTTTCCACTTCCGCCATATGAAGAAATTACCGAGGATGAATACAATAAAATTTTTAAAGAAATTAATTTTTCCGTGCCGTTAAGTGTTGGATTAACCGTAGATGAATTAACCTTTGATGAGTGCTCTACTGGCTCTTGTCCCATAAAATAAACCAATTTAGTGCATTATTTGGTCAAGATGATAAAAAAATATACCTTGTTTAATCATTTTTATTCTTTTTTTAATGAAAATAGTGTACAATGGATTCAATGAGCGATGAAATTGTCAAAAACAAAAAACTTTGGATTCCGCCAAGGACTTTTGGGGTATGCATTTGGATTCTTCCAAATGGGACTCCTCTTAGCGACGGGGATAATGTTTTATCTGCCGAGGGGTTTGTTGGCGATAAAGATGTTGAAAAGAGGGTTGCCCAAGCAGCCAAGTATTGGACTGGGAGTGAAGAAGGTGAGGTGACCTGGATTCAGGGCGCTAGAAAAATTACAGCATCCGAGCGAGATGATCAGGTCGAAAGATTAAGCAACGGTCTTGTGGCAGATCCATATGAAGACCTTTTTGATAGTTTGAGAAAATAATGACAAAAAAAATGACGCATATTGAAGAATCTCAAAATTCTTTTGAAATTGACAATATTGAATACTTTGGCACAGAAGTAAAATTAATAGATGATGATCCTTTTACAAAGGTTTCATTTTCATCGCTTTCTCCAAAAATGAAAAGAAGGGCCTTAAAACTTTCAAAAAAATTTGAAGGGCTCGATGGAACAAGCACAAAATATATTGATCCAGAAACTCTTGATGGATATTCATTATATGACATAGTGAATCCACCATATGATTTAGATACACTGGCTGGCCTATTTGATTCAAGCGCCATCCACAATGCTTCCGTCATGGCTCGGGTTATGAATACCGTTGGTGTTGGTTTTGAATTTCTAGAAACAACAAAGTCTAAAAGAAAAATTGAAAAAGCAATGAGTGATCCTGACAGGGTTGGTCGAGTTCGCAAAATGTTGCAAGATGAAAAAGAACGCCTTGAAGCAATTTTTGAAAACACAAACCTTGAAGAAACTTTTGTTGAAACAATGATTAAAATTTGGCAAGATGTTCTTACAGTCGGAAATGGTTATTTAGAAATTGGCAGAAATAATTCTGGTCAGGTAGGATATATAGGACATATTCCTGCAACACTAGTTCGAGTAAGGAGAAAAAGGGATGGCTTCGTCCAAATTGCAAAAAGCAATAAAATCTCAGCGGTCTACTTCAGAAACTATGGAGATAAAGAAAGTCAAGACCCAATCAATTCAGACCCCAGACCAAACGAAATTATTCATTTTAAAGTTTACTCTCCTAAAAATACATATTATGGTGTTCCTTCTTCGGTCTCTGCTGCCGCTGCAATTGTGGGTGATAAATTTGCAAAAGAATATAACATTGATTATTTTGAAAATAAAGCTATTCCTCGGTATGCCGTTATAGTTAAGGGTGCAAAATTAAGTAATCAGTCTAAACAGGAACTTATTAATTATTTTAGAAAAGAAGTTAAAGGGCGAAATCATGGAACTCTTGTTATTCCAATTCCTGCGTCTATAGGGGCCGATAGTGATATTAGATTTGAAAAATTAGAAGCTGGCGTTCAAGATGCTTCATTTGACAAATATAGAAAATCAAATCGGGATGAAATTCTTGTAGCCAATAGAGTTCCTGCACCAAAAGTTGGCGTGTATGATAATGCAAACTTGGCAGTTTCAAGAGACTCTGATAAAACATTTAAAATGCAAGTAATTGGTCCAGATCAAGCTGTTATCGAGAAAAGAATAAACAGGTTAATGATGGAGTTTACGGATCTATTTATTATGAGATTTAAAAAGATTGACTTGATTGATGAAGACATTAAGTCTAGAATTAATGATAGATATTTGAGAACAGAAGTAATTGCACCAAATGAAGTCCGTGTTGCCCTTGGCTTGCCAGAGCGAACAGACGGGGATGAGGTGCTTCCGTTCCCATCAAAGGTTAAAAGAGAACAGGCTGGTTCCGGAGCCCCAGTGGGTAATTCAAATAATGAAGCCGCCCAGCCCAGAAATGCCAGAGCAGATACCCCAGAAGGTAATTCTGATCCAAGGGAGTCGGGGGATCAGGCCGAAAGGGGTCAAAATCAAGATAATTCAGGAGGTACAGAATGAGTTATGCAATGGGAATCGTATATTCCAATACGGCAGTTGATAGTACAGCAAATACTGTAACACTTATTGGTCACACAAAATGTATTCACTTCATTAATACGCATGCATCTACTAATGCGGTTGTTAAACTTAATGGTGGTCCACACCAGGTTTTAATTCCGGCAGGGGGACACTATGTTGAGATTGAAGGCGACTATACACAATTCCAAGTTATGACAGCGGGAGTTGCTCTTGCCGTCTACGCTATCGGGTGATTTGCTATATAATATATACATAGCATACACTTAGGAGTATATCTTTATGACAGATTTCAACATGACCTTTCCAATTGATATTGTGAAGAAAGAAGAAAGAATTGTTACAGGTATTGCAACTGCCGACAATATTGATAAAGTTGGAGACCTTGTTGACTTTTCTGCATCACTTGATGCATTTAAAAATTGGCAAGGTAATATTAGAGAAATGCATGCACCAATTGCAGTTGGTAAAGCAATTGGTTATAGACCAATAAAAATGAAGGGTGTTGATGGTGAAGAATATAATGCAATTCAAGTCGAAGCATATATTTCCAAGGGCGCAGAAAATACATGGCAAAAAATTCTTGATGGAACTCTCCGTGCATTTTCAATTGGCGGAAAAATTTTAAAGAAAGAAATGATGCAAAATAAAATTCACAATGGTCGCCAAGTTCATGTTATTAAAGAATATAGCCTTGGTGAATTAAGTCTTGTTGACAATCCGGCAAATGCTATGGCAACAATTGATCTTGTTAAGAGAAATACAAATGGTGATTTGCAATATGTTTTTGAATTATTGGATGAGGAATTAGAAAAGAAACAGCCACTAAAAGACCCCAGGGGTGGACTTACCGCCGCCGGTCGAAGACATTTTAAACAAACAGAGGGTGCAAATTTAAAACCTGGCGTCAGAGGTGCCGCCGACACTCCGGAAAAAATGCGGCGTAAGGGTTCGTTCCTTGTTCGATTTTTTACAAATCCCTCAGGTCCAATGAAGAAGCCAAATGGCAAACCATCAAGGCTTGCTCTTTCTGCATCGGCCTGGGGTGAGCCGGTTCCCCAAGATAGAGCAGCAGCGGCAAGGCTGGCGGCAAAGGGGCGTAGGCTCCTTGAAAGATATAGAAGATCTAAGGAGGCAAAGAAATTTGAAGATGGCGCTTCTGGTTTAATTGATCTAATTGAAGATTTTGATTTGGACCCAAATAAAGCAGTTATTGATGTGTTACTAGATAGCGTTTATAACGATCTAGAAGATGTCATTGAGCAGGGAAAAGAATATTTTGAGGGGATTGATTTAGAAAATGAAGAAAACCCTGATTTGGAATTGCAAAATGATAGAAACTATGGTATGGTGAAACCTATGGATAATTTAATTGATGGTGATGAAAATAAATTATCACTAATTAAAAAGTTTATTGCTTGGCTTAGTTCGGAGCCAAGCGATGTCACTGTTGAAAAACTTGACACTGCTGAAGTCTCTTCCGAGGCGGAAGTACATACTGAACAAATGGAGGAACAAGAAATGGATATTGAAATTCTAAAAGAAGTTCTTGGCTCCGTCATTGATCAGAAGCTTAACGACTTTGCCACTTCGCTTAAGGCTGAAGTTGAAGCAAATGTTGCCGCCAAGATTGATGAGGTTGCAAAAGGTTTAGAAAATCAAAAATTAGAACTTGCTCAGAAGCTAGAAGCAACTGAGAAAGCCCTAGGTGAACAGACCGCTAAGGTTGAGCAAATCGCAAATGCTGGCGCTGTTAAAAAGAGTGTTGACCCCGAAGACAACGACGAGGAGGAGACGGTTACTAAGTCTACTCCCAAGTCGGTCTGGAACAACATTTATCTCCCACAGGCTCTGATTGAGTCAATGGGTTACAAGTCATAATAAGGAGGACTTAAAAATGGCAACACAGGAAGAAATTCTTTCTAAGGCTGACGAAGTTACTACGAGCGTCGTTAGCAGTGCAAGCGGTGGTCTACTCAAGCCCGAGCAGTCAAATCGCTTTTTAGATTTCGTGGTGGATCAATCCAATTTGATGAAAAACGCTCGTGTCGTGCGTATGCGTACTCCGCAAATGGAGATTGATAAATTGTCAATTGGTACTCGTTTGCTTGCAAAGGCAACCGAGGCATCTGACACGGGTGCAAACGCTCCGGTTACTTTCTCGAAAGTTTCACTTACGAGCGTCAAGCTTCGTTTGGATTGGGAGCTTAGCACAGAGTCTCTTGAGGACAACATTGAGGGTGCTTCGTTAGAAGATCACATTGCTCAAGTCATGGCTCGTCAAACAGCCAATGACATGGATGACTTGCTCATCAATGGCAATACATCTTCGGGTAATGCACTTCTCAAGGCCCTTGATGGCTATGTAAAACTAGCTCTTGCTGGAGGCCGCGTGGTTGATGAAGGCGGTAACAATGTTAACCGCGCAACATTTGATCGCGTTCTTCGCAGCATGCCGACAAAGTATTTGCAGAAGCGCAATGAACTGCGTTTCTTTACTGGCTCTGGCTTAGTGCAAGATGTGTCGTTCAGTTTGCAGAATCCCAACTCGGCAACTGCTGCAACCGCTGGCGCTCCGGCTCCCGGTTCAACATTTGGCGAGCAGGCGTTTATGAATGGTGCCATTCGTGCAAACGGCGGTCCTGGCGCAACGGGCATCTCGCCTTATGGAATTCCACTAGTGGAAATCCCGCTAATGCCAGAAACAGTGGCTGGTGATTATGCCAACGCCGCTGGGTCGCATGGATTTATTGAATTGACATTCCCCAACAATAGAATTGTTGGCCTACACAGAGACATTACTGTGTATCGTCAGTTCCAACCCAAGACGGACACCATCGAGTACACGCAGTTCCTCAGGCTTGCAAGCAATGTTGAGCATCTTGATTCTTACGTTATTGCAAAGAATGTGAAGCTACGTTCACTCTGATAATAATTGGTTAATGTTGATGGCGGGGTGGGGGCATCCCATCCCGCCAAAAACATAATGGAGCTCTATGACGGACAATGTAATAACAAGTGAAAATGTTGCACCAAAAAAAACAACAAAAGTAAAGTCAAAACAAATAGATCCGGTTGTTATTCCATCTGGTGAAAAAATTATTGTTTATTTTGAAAGCGGATATTCATATTCTCTTTCTAATAGTTTTACTTTTACAAAAGATAATAGAATGCTTGAATTACCGGCCGAAGATGCCAAAAGATTATTGGCTTTAGATAATTTTAGACTACCAAATGATGAAGAAAAGAAATTATACTATAATGGTGTGGAGGTATAATAATGGCTGGAAATCTTTCTGATTACCTTGAAAATAAATTAATTGATCATTTTCTTGGCACAACAACATTTACAAAACCCGCAGCCGTATATGTTGGTCTTTATAGCGTAGCGCCTTCTGATGCTGGTGGTGGAACAGAAATTAGCGGGGGCTCTTATGCTCGCCAATCTGCTGCATTTAGTGCATCTTCGTCTGGCGCAACGTCAAATAGCGTCAATATTGATTTTACCGGAATGCCAGCTGTTACTGTTGTCGCCATTGGCATTCATGATGCATCTACGGCCGGCAATCTACTTTTATGGGGAACACTTACAACAAATAAGACAACGGATGCGGGAGATACACTAAGAATTGCCACGGGCGATCTTGATATTAGTATTGACTAAGGAGAGCCTATGTTAAGAAGAGAATTTAGTGGTGGCGTACTAAGAACAACACTTTCTGCAAATATCAATAACTCCGTGGGTTCTTTTTCTGTCACAGACGCATCAACATTTCCCACTGGGACCCATCCTTTTGTAATTGTTATTGATAGAGGT